ATATCTAATTCTAAATTTGAAACAATGGGCATCAAGTCTATTCAGAATACAATTATATCCAAATCACAATCTGGTAAAAAACTTGCAAGACAAATTGACAATCAAAGATTTGGTTTTACTGCAAGAATAATAACTGCAAAAAGATCAGATGTTTATGGAGAACTTATGGCATTTATTGTTAAACAAAGATCAGGTAAAGAAAACTTTACAATAATCCCACCTGAAATAGAAGATGCTAGAGGTAATGAAACAGGAACAGTTTTAGTTAATGGAGTTCATGCAGTAGGAGACACAACTATTGCTATGGATGCTTTTGCTGGAGATGGTGCTGGTAGATTTAAAGCTGGAGATTTTTTAAAATTTGCGTCACATGATAAAATTTATATGGTTGTTTCTGATGTTACAAGTTCATCTAATGCGGCAACTGTTACAATAGAGCCACCATTAATTACTGCTTTAGCAGATGATTCATTAGTGACTTATGATAATGTTACTTTTACAGTTCATTTAACAAGTGATATTCAAGAGTTTGGTGTTGCTGGTGCTGATAAAGATGGAAATTTATTGTATCAATTTGAATTTGATGTCGAAGAAACTCTATAAAATTAAGTATTACATAAATGTTGATGTATTAGCAGAAGAAATAGTTAATGCTGAAGATATAGATGTTAAAAATTTAAAATTGAATAATAACGAGTTTCCTAGTAAAAATGCAAAATGGATTATTTATGATACAATGAAAATAACAAGAAAAATTATAGAGGATTATGACGAGATCACTAACGACAGCAGTAAAGAACGAACTAGCAACAAATGATATTAGACCAATACACCTTATCACTATTGGTTTTGGTACTCCTGTAAATCTCACAGATTGTTCATTTTCATTAACATCATCAGTATCAGGATCATCAGTTACATATAGTGCAAGTGATTTTATACTAGGTATTTCTAATCACACAGAAGAAACAGATATAACTAAATCAAGTGTAAGTATTAGTTTATCAGGTGCAGATCAAACATTTATATCAACAGTTTTAAATGAAAATGTTGTTAATGATAGTGTAGATATTTATAGAGGATTTTTAAATGACTCTAATGCTTTAATTGCTGATCCATTTTTATTGTATAGAGGAAAAATAGATAGCTTTGATATTTCAGAAACAGATAAAGCAAGTGTAGTTGGACTTCAAATAGTTTCTAATTGGGCAGATTTTGAAAAAAAAAATGGTCGTAAAACAAACAATACATCTCAACAGAGATTTTTTAGTTCTGATGTAGGTATGGATTTTTCATCACAAACAGTTCAAGATATTAAATGGGGTAGAGCATAATGGGTCTAGGAAAATTTATTTCAAAATTTATACCAAGTCCAATAACAAAGATTTTTACAAATCCTTTAATTTCATTAGGTGTTTCATTATTTCTTGCATGGATATTAAGACCAAAAGTTCCTGAAGTACCTGACTTTGGTACAAATGAATTTGACGATTTTGAACGAGGTATATTATTAAATAAACAATCTAATGACGCAAATATTCCTATAATTTATGGAGAAAGACTTGTCGGTGGTACCAGAGTCTTTATGGAAACTTCAGGCACAGATAATACTTACTTATATATGGCAATCGTAATGGCAGAGGGAGAGATAAACGATATAGAAGAAATAAGAGTAGATGATAAAGCTGTTACTTGGGCAAGTTCATTATCTGATGGAACAGAAGTAGAAGTAGGAAGTGGAGATAGTAATTTTTACAAAAATAGTGAAAGCTTAATAAGAGTTGAGCCTTTTTATGGCACAGATAGTCAAACCTCATCTGACTTATTATCTACATTATCATCTTGGGGAAGTAATCATAGATTAAGAGGTTTATGTTATTTAGCTTTAAGGTTTAAATGGAATCAAGACGCATTTACAGGAATCCCAAAAGTTCAAGCAAAGATACAAGGTAAAAAAGTAGTATTTTATAATTCAGGTCTTGCGGCTCAAACTGCGGCATACAAAACAAATCCAGCTTGGTGCTTATTAGATTATTTAACAAACGCAAGATATGGAAAAGGTATTGCTGTTTCAGAAATAGACTTACAATCTTTTTATGATGCTTCAGTAGTTTGCGAAACTCAGGTTACACCATATTCAGGTGCGAGTGATATAAATATATTTGATACAAATACAGTTATAGATACATCACAAAAAATTATAGATAATGTTAGAGAATTATTAAAAGGTTGTAGAGGTTATCTTCCATATACAAGTGGAAAATATAAATTAATTATTGAGACAACAGGAAGTGCATCAATAACATTAACAGAAGATGATATAATTGGTGGATATAATTTATCTATTCCTACAAAAAATGAAAGATACAATAGAGTTATAGTTGGTTTTGTTAATCCAGCAAGAAACTTCCAAGTAGATGAAGTTCAATTTCCACCAATAAATGATAGCGGTTTGTCTAGTGCAGATCAACACGCAACTATGAAAACTGCTGATGGTGGATTTTTATTAGAGGGTAGATTTTCATTTAAAACATTGACTTCTCCATACCAAGCTGAGGAGATGGCTGAAGTTATTTTAAGAAGATCAAGAGAAGCAATTACATTAGGATTAAATGTAAGCTTTGATGCTTATGATTTAGCCATAGGAGATATTGTAAATATTACACATAGTTCATTAGGTTTTTCCGCAAAAGCATTTAGAGTTATGGGTATTACATTTAACGAAGATTTTACAATAGGATTATCTCTTGTTGAATATCAAGCTAGTCATTACACTTGGGCAACAAAAGCACAAGTAAGTTCTACACCATCTACTAATTTACCTAATCCATTTACTATCCAACCACCAGCTAGTGTTACATTAACCGACCAACTTATTGAATATAATGATGGAACTGTAATTGTAGCTTTAGATGTTGCTGTTGGTGCTTCTCCTGATTCGTTTATAGATTTTTACCAAGTAGAATACAAATTAAGTACAGATTCAAATTTTATTATTTATGCACAAGGGTCAGGATTGAACCATAGAGTCTTAAATGTAATAGACCAATCCACTTATGATGTAAGAGTAAAAGCTGTAAATACATTAGGAGTATCATCAACTTATGTAACAGCACAAAGAAAGATTATTGGTGCTATTGAACCACCATCAGATGTTGAAGATTTTTCTTGTAATATTACAGGTCAAGATGCTCATTTAAGTTGGAAAAATATTAGCGACCTCGATCTTGCATTCTACCAAATAAGATTTTCCTCTGTAACAGATGGATCAGGAGATTGGTTAAATTCAGTAAATCTTGTAACAAAAGTATCAAGACCAGCAACATCAATTACTGTTCCAGCGAGAGTAGGAACTTACTTAATAAAAGCGGTAGACAAACTTGGAAATTTTAGTTCAAATGCAACAGCAATAATATCAAATGTTACAAGTGCAGAGAATTTTAACTCAATTACAACTGTTAATGAACATCCAGCATTTTCAGGAACTAAAAATAGTGTATCATTATCAGATGATGCACTTATATTAAATTCAAGTGAATTATTTGATGGTGCTTCAGGATTGTTTGATGCTAACACTACTAGATTTTTTGATTCAGGAGTTGCTAATGCAGATTTTTTAGCTTCAGGCAATTATGAATTTGCAAATGTAATTGATATTGGAGCAAAACATACAGTAAGAGTTACAGCTTCTTTAACTCAATCAGCAAGAAATCCTGATGATTTATTTGATAACAGAACAGGATTTTTTGATTCAAGTGCTTCAAATTTTGATGGAGATACACCTGCTAATTGTGATGCACATTTAGAAATTGCTACAAGCGATGATAATTCAACTTATACATCTTTTCAAAGTTTTGTTATTGGAAATTACACAGCAAGATATTTAAAATTTAGAATTGTTATGACTTCAACAGATTTAGCTTCAACTGCTGTTGTATCTGCTGTAACAGTAACAGTAGATATGCCTGATAGAATATTTAGTGGAAATGATATATCTTCAGGTGCTGGAACTAAAACTGTTACCTTTACAACACCATTTAAAAGCACTGCTTACGCAGTTGGTATTACAGGAGAAAATATGGCAACAGGAGATTTCTTTACAGTTTCTAACAAAACTGTTAATAGTTTTGATGTTTTATTTAAAAATTCTAGTGGAACAAATGTTTCAAGAGATTTTGATTTTATTGCAAAGGGCTTTTAAAAGGAGTATAAATAAATATGTCACAGGCTTCAGATTTTACAATTTCTAATGCAAGTTTTCCTGATGTAAGAACTGATTTAAACACAGTTTTTGCGGCAATAAATACTATGAACTCAGGAACTTCAAGACCATCTTCTGCTGTTGCTGGAACGATGTGGTTAGACACAACTTCAGCAACAAGCCCAACTATTAAGTTTTTTGATGGGTCAGATGATATAAGTTTTGCAACAATAGATTACTCAGCCAACACAGTTAATTTTTTAGATTCAACAGTAGTTGCAGATATAGTTGGAGACACATCTCCACAACTAGGTGGAAATTTAGATACCAACTCTCATAATATTTTAATAGACGATGCTCATTTTATTGCAGACGATGACGGAAATGAACAAATAATTTTTCAAAAAACAGGGTCAGCAGTTAATGAATTAGAAGTCACAAATGCGTCAACAGGTAATGGCCCTATTTTAGGTTCTAGTGGAGAAACTAATGTAGATTTAAACTTAAATCCAAAAGGTTCAGGTGTTTTAAAATCAGGTACAAAAGCAGTTAAAATTGCTGGTAAAGAAACTATCTGGATTCCAGCAGTAGCTATGTATCCTAACTCAACTAATGGTGCAGAGGCTAATCAAGTAGAATTATCGAATGGGCCTGAAATAAAAGTTTTAGATTTTGATAAAGATTCTGATGAGTTTGCACAGTTTGGTGTTGCATTTCCTAAATCTTGGAATGCTGGAACAGTAACTTTTCAAGCTTTTTTTACAGCAACATCAACTAATACAGGAACTACAGCATGGGGATTATCTGGTGTTGCACTAGCTGATAACGGAGATTTAAACACAGCTTTTGGAACACAAGTTGTTGCAACTGCTAAAGCACATAGTGGAACATCAAATGATTTAGATGTCTCTGCTGAAAGTGGCAATGTAACAATAGCTGGTTCTCCGGGAGATGATGAATATGTCTTTTTTCAAGTTTCAAGAGATGTTTCAGCAGATAGTTTGACTGCAGATGCAAGACTTTTAGGAATTAAATTATTTTACACAACTGATTCTGCAAACGATTCATAAGAGATTTAATTATGAAAGATATTTATTTAAAACCAACATTGAGTGGCAAAGGAGAAAAAAAACAAAATTCAAGAGGTAAATCTTTTGGTTATCAAATCTTAGGTTTTGGTAGTGGTGTGTCAGGTGCTGGGCCTGTAGCTGTAGATTATTTAGTTATAGCTGGTGGCGGAGGCGGAGGTAACGATGATGGAGGTGGAGGAGGAGCCGGAGGATACAAAGAATCCAATGGTACTTCTACAGGTAGTTATACTGTTTCTCCATTAGGTTCAGGTACTTTTGAAGTAGAACCCGGTGCTTATGATATTACAGTTGGTGGAGGTGGAAACGGAGCAGTTCATTCTCCTGCTACACAAGCTACAAATGGATCAAATTCAGTATTTTCAACAATAACATCTACAGGTGGTGGTTTTGGTGGACGAACTCCACAAGCTGCTGGTAATCCGGGAGGTTCTGGTGGTGGAGGGGCTTCAACACAACCAGCAGGTTCAGCAAGTCCTCCGGGTCAAGGTCAACCGGGTGGAGCGGCAAGTCCGGGTCCTAACTTTGCAGGTGGTGGCGGTGGAGCAACTCAAGCAGGTTCTGCTGGTTCAGGTTCTGCACCAAGTCCGGGAGTTGGTGGGCCGGGTGGTGACGGAGCAACATCAAATATTACTAATACACCAACAACAAGAGCAGGTGGAGGGGGTGGTGGTGCTTTTGGTGGCCCATCTCCAAAAGGTACAGGAGGAGCAGGAGGTGGCGGTAATGCAGGTTCTACTCCAA